GGCACGCTTGGCCTCGAGGTCGGCGACGACACGCTCGGGGGCGACGTTGCGGCGTGACGCGGCACGGAGCACATCGGGCGACTCAACCGTCCACCTCGGTTGCTTGGCGGGGGCGGCCGCCGGCGGCGCGTTCGGCGGCCGGTCGGGGCTATCGGTCGGCGGCCGCACAGGGCGACGGGTCGCGAGGTCGTCGACATCTGTCACCGGAGTACTCGCGCGACGGGTGCCGGTGAACCGGTGCCGCTCGTCGACGAGCACCGGGCCGAGCTCGCCGTGTTGGCGCACCACGGGCGCCTGGTCGGGTCGGCGGAGGTCGAGGGCGGTCTGTGTGCCCTCGGTCGATGCTTGAGCCGCGCGGCGCTCGCGGCGGGCCTGAGCGGTGCGAGCTCGGCCGGCGCCGGTCGTGCCACGGTTGCGGGCGTTGAATTGCTCGAGCTCGCCGTTGGCCTTGAGCTCGCGGTAGAGCTCGCGATTGACGATGCGGCCACCGTCGTAGCCGTCGAGCACCGGGGCAACACGGCAATCACACCGAGGGTGTATCGGCATGAGCTCGGCATTGCGGTAGCGCTGCGTTGACGCGATGCGGCACAGGGTGCACGAGGAGCCGGTGAGGACACGGCGATAGCCGGCGGCGCCGGGGGTGCGACGTTCCATGCTGTCGCGGGCGGCCTCGCGGTGGGCGAGCGCGACGTCGGCCTCGGCGGTGGCGCCGGCACGGGTGGCGGCGGTCGCCATCGCGTCCTCGTACGGGGTGCCGTCGGCGAGCAACCGGCGAACCGTCACCGCTGGGCGTTGGTAGACCTCGAGGCCGGGGGCGCCACGGAGCCGGTCGACGGCGAGCTCGGCGAGGTCGAGGGGGTCGACGGCGGGCGGTGGGCGGCGCGACACCGTCGCGGCATACTCGCCGATGTACTCGTCGACGAGGGTGCCGACCGAGGCGTTGGCGTCGTCGACGACGGCGAGGGCGGTCTCGGCGAACTCGAGGGCACGGACGTCGTCGGGGCCACCGAGCTCGAGCCAGAGCTGTTCGACGAACGCACCGGTTCCGAGGCGGAGCTCGTCGTAGCTCGTGCCGTAGGCGCCGATCAGGTCCTCGACGGACACGGCGGCACGCTCACACCGGCGCCGGCGCGTCGGACGTGTCCCGCGACGTCGAGGGCGACACGTCGGGAGCTGCTCGGGGCGACGGAACCGGCGGCGGGGTGCGGGGTGCGGCGGCGGCGGCGGCGAGGCCGGCACGGGCACCCTGGGCGCGCCATCGGGCGATCTGTTGCGGCGACGCGCCGTAGAGCTCCCACAGGGCCTCATCGGGCACACCGAGCGTCTTGAGCTTGGTGAGCGCGTCGACGAGCTCGCCGATGCCCTTCGACTCGGGATCGCGCCAGATGACCTCGAGGGAATCGTCGGCGGCGCGGGCATCGGACATCGCGGCGAGCGCGAGCCGAATGACCTCCTCCCACGACTCGCCCCACCGGAGGTGGCGGGCGCTCACCTTGCGGGTGAGACCGGTCTCGGTGGCCTTGAGTGACTCACCGGACGGGAACGCGCCAGAGGAGCCGAGGAGGTAGTGAGGCGGCGTTCGCGAGATGGCGGCGAGGTGTTGAATGTCGGCCTCCACGGCCTTGATGAACGGGCCGAGGTCGGTGGCACCAAACTCACCGAATTTCGTGGTGTCGTCCTCGGCTATCCAGAGTCGATCAATCATGGCGCGGAACGGTTCGACGGGCTTGCCGGTCGACGGGTCGGTCGGGATTTCCATGCCGGTGGCCCATCGCTGACGGAACGCGGCGAACCGGGCGGCCGTCATCCGGCCGAACAGGGTCTCGTTGATTCGGTCCTGAATATCGGTGATCGCGCCGGCGAGCTCGGACACACCGGCGCCGAGCATGCGGCGTTTGTTGGGGAACGGCACGAACGACACGACACCGAGCGGGTTGGGGAACATCGTGTCGGGGTCGCCGGCGTCGGCGTACGCGGACCACTTGGTATCGGTGATCGGCCGCGACCACTTGTAGACCATCGCGTCACCGGACTCGGTTTCGGCGCCGTCGAGCTGCACGGTGACGAGCTCGAGGTCGGCCTCGATATACCGTTTGACGGCGGCGCGGCGCCGGCCGGCCTGGCCGCCGGTGTCGACGTAGACCTGTGCGGGGTGCTCGACGGTGACGACGGGCGCATCGTCGCCGGACTCGGCCGGCCACACGAGGACCGAGGCGTTGCCACCGACGAGCGATTCGGTGTGCACCTGTCCGTGCTCGGCGTCGAGGCCGTTGGGTTGCCAGATGGTTTCCCAAATGTCGATGTCGGCCGACTGTTGACCGGAGAACCGGACACCGTCGACAACACACCGCTCGGCGACGGCGTCGACGACGAGCTCACAGAAGTTGGCGCGCGACATGCGCATCAGGCGGAGAAACTCGGCGCGGGCGCCGACCGGGGCGTCGGGGAGCGGGTGGTCGCCGGTGTAGTACCGATCGAACACGTGATGTCGGCGGGCCTGTTGGTCGAGGAGGCCGAGCAGGTAGTCGCGCCAATCGTCGGGGGTGCGCTGAGGCATGGGCCTCAAAGTAGCGGCTGGTCGAGCGGGCGGTGGGGAATCCGGCCGGGGAGACCGGAGGTGTTGCGGGCGTGATGATGCCAGAGCCACGTGATGGCGTCGTCGCACGCGGTGCCGGTGAGGGTGGCCATGCGATGAAACACCGGGTGGTCTTGCACGTCGAACGAACCGGTACCGTCGGGGTCGGGCTGAAAGCCGCCGGTGTCGACCATCGCACGGAACAGAATGTCGGTGCGGACGAGGTAGGTGATGGGCACAGTGTGCGGGGCCTCGAGGTCGTACGGGCGGCCACGGTTGTGGGGGATGGGGTCGGTGCCACCGATGACGTCGAACCATGCCCACACGAGGCCGGCGCCGGTACGGTCGGCGAGCTCGAGGAGGTGCTCGAGGTGGTGCGGGAGGAGCTCGTCGTCGTCGTCGAGGAACGCGCACCACGGGGTGCGGACGTGCGCGGCGCCACGGTTGCGGGTCTCCCACGCGCCGACCTCGTCGGCGTCGGTCGCGATCACGACGGCGGCCGCCGGCGCCGACTGAGCCATCACCGAGGCGACCGCGCGGACCAGCATGCGCGCCCGTGTCGGGATGGTCGGAATGACGACGGTGACATCGTTGTCGGAGCTCACGGCCGGACCTCGTCGGGTTGCCAGTCGGCCCACGACGGCGACGGGACGGCCTGGTAGTCGCGGCATCCGTACGGTTTGATCCAGGGACCCCACCCACACGCGTGCCAGAGGGTGGCGGCGGCCGCGATCGAGCCGGTGGGGGTGCGCATCACCTCGACGGTGAAGCCGCCGGAATCCCACCAGTCGCCGAGGCCGCGGTAGCGGTTGACCTGCATGAGCCCGTAGGACTCGTCGCCGGTCGAGGCGTTGCCGTTGAACGCGTAACCATCGCATCTTGATTCGCGCCACATGACGGGGCGGGCCTCGTCGAACGGGATGCCGAACCACTCGAGGAGCGGCCGCCACGTCGAACAGTCGCCGGCGACACCGGCCGGCGGGAACGTGGCCGGCGGGACCTCGATGGCGTTGCCGAGGCGTTCAGCCGGCGCCGACGGCCATGCGGCCGGCGGGTCGAGCTGTCTCACGTCGACGAGCGTCACGGTTGTCGACGTCGAGGTCGCCGGCGGCGCCTCGATGGTGTCGCCGGTGGCGGCGATGGCGGGCGGGTCGAGGCGTTGGTCGGGGGCCACCGTCATGCCGACGGCGGCGAGGGTGAGGATGGCGGCGAGCCCGAGCAGGGCGCCACGGTGCCGGTCGCACCACGTGAGGAGCCTCACGAGCCGACCACCGGCGAACGGAGGACGGCCTCGCGGGCGGCGAGGAACGCGGGGCGGTCCTCGAGGGCGCGCATGATGCCGGCGCCGAGCCCGACGGTGACCGCGAGGCCGAGCTTGTCGGCGACTCGGGTGTCGGCGACGCGGTAGGCGACACCGACCGGTTTGTCGGGGCGGAGCTGCACCTGTGGGTGGTAGTCGTCGCCGATGCCGGCGATGACGAGCTCGGCGAGCTCGAGCGAGGTGGTGGCGATGCCGGTGCCGAGGTTGACCGGGCCGTCGAGGCCGAGCCGGACGAGGCCGAGGATGCCGGCGACGATGTCGTCGATGTGGATGAAGTCGCGCACCTGTCGACCGTTGCCCCACACCTCGAACGGGTCCTCACGGTTGAGGGCGCGGTCGATGAACGCGGCGAACGGATAGGTGGCGTCCTGGTCGGAGCCGTAGCCGGAGAACGGCCGCACCACGGTCACCGGGACACCGGCGCCGGCGACGGCGCGGGCCATCTGCTCGCCGACGAGCTTGACGAGGCCGTAGGTGGCGTCGGGCTCGAACGCGATGCCGTGGTCGAGGGCGAGGTCGAGGAGCCGCTCGTCGAGGCGGGTGTGATGCTTGCCGGTTTGATGAATGACCGGGTAGGCGGCCGAGCTCGACAGGTACACCACGCGGGCGGGCCGGACCTCGAGAGCCCACCGCCAGAGGGCGGCGTCGAGCTCGAGGTTGGTGGCGGCGAGCTCGGCCGGCGAGCCCTCGATGTACTCGCGGCCACCGACGACGGCGGCGCAATGGACGACGAGGTCGACACCGGTGAGCTCGTCGAGGAGCTCGAGCATGTCGCCACCGCTGTGGAAGTAGTCGCGGGCGTTGGGGATGCGCGGGAACGGCCGCGGGTCGATGCCGTGCACGCGGTAGCCGGCGGCGATGAGGGCGTCGACGAGGTGGCGGCCGACGAAACCGGACGAACCGGTCACGACTGCTCGGGGTCGGAGGTGATGGTCGGTCATGGTGTGAGCTCCTTGACGGCGGTGATGATCTGGAATGGGCCAACGGTGTCGTGTGAGCGGACGGCGACGTCGGGCGGGCTGGTGCGGTCGATGAGGTCGCGGTAGGCGGCGAGGTTCCATGCCCACCGGTGGCCCTCGCTGTATCGGTCGGCGGTCTCATTCCACGGTGACGAGGCGACGACGGCGACCACCTCGTCGTGTGCCCACAGGTCGACGAGCACCGCGGCCGGGCTCGCGAGGTGCTCGAGGACCTCACCGAGCACGACGATGGCGGCGCCGACGGCGACCGGGGCCTCGAGGACGAGGGCGCGCTCGGCGACGAGGGCCTCGATGTCGGCGTCGAACACGTCGACACCTCGAGCGGCGGCGCCGGCGAGGTTGGCCGGCGTCCAGTCGTAGCCGTAGGCGACGAGGCGAGGCCGGCGGAGCCGGGCGAGGTGGTCGAGGAGGCCACCGTCACCGGCGCCGAGGTCGATGACGGTGTCGACGGTCGGGCCTGCCGGCCGCCAGAGCTCGACGTCGAGCTCGACGACGAGGCGGGCGGTGTGCTCGAGGCGGGGCCGGTGGTCGGGTTGCTCGAGATGGGCGGCACGGTCGCGGCCGGCGTGCCAGTCGCGCGACGACCAGGCGGCCGGCGTGCCGAGCTCGACGGTGACCGGGCGGCCGTAGGTGGGGACGGGGTGAGCGGTCACGAGGTGCGCCTTGCGGTGTGAATCTGGCAGCGGAACGGGTGCGGCCACACCTCGGCGGGTATGCGGTAGTCGAGCTCGACGTAGTCGACGGGCTCCCATCCGGCGGCGCTCAACAGATACCGGACACCGCCGGCGTCCCACCGCCAGAGGTGCTCGGGGTTGACACCGTCGGCCTCCTCGAGCGGCGTTGACAGGACGAGCCCGCGGCCGATATGGGCGGCGTCGACGAGGAGGTCGGCAGGGTTGCGGACGTGCTCGAGAATCTCGCCGAGGATGACGAGGTCGGCAACGACGCGGTCCTCGGCGAGCTGGGCGAGCAGAATGTCGGCCCACACACCGGGGTGGTCGACGGGGGCGTCGGGTGCGACGTCGCCGGTGATGGTGCGGCCGACGGCGAGCTCGCGGGCGGTGCGGCCGGCGCCGGCGGCCGGGTCGACGATGAGGTCGCGGTCAGGGAACCGGGCACGGGCGACGGCGACGGTGACGTCGACGCGGACGGTGTGCTCGGGCCATCGGTCGGCATCGTTGGCATGTTGGTAGAGGGCGGCGAGCTCTGTGGGGCTCGGGTTGATTCTTGTGCGCTCGATGAGCATGTCGTGAGGGTCTCCTCGGTAGGGGTGTGGGGCGGAATCGGTAGGCGGCGATCTAGCGGTTTGTGTCGTTGCCGAGCTCGCGGTCACATGTCGTCGAGGTCGTCGTCGTCGCCGGCGAGCTCGGCGGCACCAGCGACAACGGAATCAATGGCGAGGGCGAGCTGTTCGGCGACCTCGGCGCCGGCGTCCTGGGCGGCGGCGGTCCAGAGGCCGTGCCGGCGGAGGATCGCGGCGAATTCCTCGAAATCGTGCGGCCTGATCTTGAGGACACGCTCACCGGTCACCTCGTTGCGTTCGCTGCGACAGTGCATGAGCTCGTGGTCGACGAGCGCTTTGCGGCGGTCGGCGTTGAGCTCGCGCCAGATGGGCTCGGCAATCTCGACCACGAAGAACGGGCGCGGGGCCTCGCACACGGTGCCGGCGTGGTGCTCGTCGAGGTTGGCGAACACCGCGCCGAGACCACCGACACGGCGAGCTCGGCCGAGGACGATCTTGCCGCCATGGGTGGGCGGTTTGTCGAGGAACAGATACTCGACGCGAACGTCGCTCAAGTGCCGATGTTCGGGGATGCTGGCGATGAGCTTGCCGGCGACCTTGGCGACGTCGGCGGCGATGCGGTAGGCGGTCACGACGTCGACCGGTCGATGTACTCGGCACCGAGGGCGTAGTTGACGGCGGCGACGACGTCGTCGTCGAGCTCGTAGGTGTCGACGAGCCACTCGAGGAGCCGGCCACGGTGGCCGGCGGAGCGGTGGGCGTCGCGGGCGATGTCGTCGGCCTCGCGGGTGCGGCGACGTTGCCAGCGGAGCTCGGTGGCGAGGCTGCGCATGGTGCGTTCGTAGTGGCCGGCGAGGACCTCGTCGTCGTCGCTGGACACCGGTGCCATGGCGACCTGATTGTCGGCGGCGTCGGGGTGGGGAAGGAGGCCGCGCTCGACGAGCTCCTCGCGGGTGGTGGTGTCGGTCATGGTGTGGGCCTTTCGGTTGTGACGTCGATGATGGCGTCGGGGTTGTGGTAGTGGCGGTCGTTGAGCAGGGTGACGGCGTCGGTGAGCTCGGTGGCCATGTACTGGCGGAATCGGGCCTCGTCGGCGGCGTACTGGTCGGGGTGGTTGACCTCGGCGTAGAGCTCGTCGGGCGGGGCGGTGCCGGCGGTCGGGTGACAGTGCTCGATGACGACGTCGTCGAGGTAGCGGAGGGTGCCGAGGCGGCGGCCGAGCTCGAGCCAATAGTTGTCGAGGTAGAGGTGGACGAGGCCGGGCGGGACCATGTAGCCGAGCTCGAGCACGATTCGGGAATCGAGGGCCACGGCGGTCGGCAAGGCGGAACGCTGGATGAGGTCGTCGCCGTAGGCGATGACGTGACGGCGGCCGGCGATCGCGGCGGCGACCGAGGCATCCCACCCATCGGTGCGGGGCCGGTGGTCGTCACCCATGAAACCGACGGCGAGCCGGTCGACGGCGAACACCGGGGCGAGCTGGTTGAGGGTGCCACCGAGGCGGAGCCGCTCGCCGACGACCATGCGGAACCACTCGCGGGTGTGTTCGTAGTCGGCGAGGACGGCACCGAGCTCGAGGTAGTCCTCGAGGAACGGGTCGTCGTCGTCGACGGCGACGACGAGGGCGGCGTAACCGGTCGAGGTCGCGGCCCACACGGCGGCGAGCTCGGCGATGTTGCCGGGCCGGGTCCTCGAGGGGACGATGTAGGCGACGTCGTGGGGCAGGGTGGCGGCGACGGTCTCGAGGCGGCCGGGTTCGGTGGTATCGGTCATGGCGTGGGGCTCTTTCTGTTGGCGGCCTCGACCATGGCGTCCTGCCAGGCGTCGGCCCATTCGGTGATGTGATTCTCGATGGTGAGCTCGCGAGCTCGCCGGCGGTAGTCGGCACCGAGCTCGTAACGGTAGTCGGCGTCGTCGAGCAGGCGGCTGAGCTCGCGGCGCCAGTCGCGGGGGCTGGCGGCGAGGATGCCGATGCCGTGGTCGTCGTGGAGCTGACGGTACGGGCCGGTCGGCGACGCGATGAACGGCACACCGACCGATGCGAACTCGAGACCCTTGAGCCAGCTCTTTGCCTCGTTGAACGGCGACAGGGCGAGGGGGACGAGCCCGACGTCGACCATGGCCATGGCGACCGGGTACTTGAGGAGCGGCAACCACTCACCGGTGGTCGCGTAGAGGGTGTCGATGTGGAGACCGAGCGCGCGCCGGATGCGTTCTTGTTGCGGCGGGCCGATGTGGTGGAACTTGAGACCGCGCTCACGGAGCACCGCGCCGACGGTGCCACCGGTCTCCTCGAGGTCGCCGGGGTGCGTGTCGAGCGAACCGGACCAGCCAACACGGACCTCGACGTCGCCGGGCTCGCGGTCACGCGGCAACACGTGCAGATATCGCACCGGCACATAGTTCGGGACGATGCGCACGCGGCCGTGGGAGCCGTACCGGGCGGCGAGCGCGGGCGTGGTGACGACGACGATGTCGGCGAGCTCGCACGCGGCGGTGAGGTGCTCGCGGTTCCGGAACGCGTCGAGGCGGGGGTCGACGGTCGGGTGTGCGATGTTGCGCGGGTGGATGGTGTCGAAATCGTCGTCGACCTCGACGACGACGGTGAGGCCGTGACGTTGCAGGATGCGCACGACGTCGACGAGGTGAGCCGTGAGCGGGCGCTGTAGGACGACGACGTCGACGTCGGGCACCTCCTCGAGCTCGCCGATGACGACGGCACGCGGGTCGAGGTCGTACCGGGCCATCCGGTCGAGGGTGTCGGGGCCATGCTTCGCGACGGTCGCCGGAATGTCGGCACGGCCACGGAACGATTCGGCGATGCCGTCGTCGGGGGTGAGGACCTCGAGCTCGAGCGACGGGTCGGCCACCTCGAGCGCGGCCGCCGGCCACAACAGGCGGTAATGGCCGCACCCGCCGAGGTCGGCGGCGTGCACCTGCACCCTCACCGCTCGAGCACCTCGTCGGGGAGGCGGTCGACGAGCGCGCCGAGCTCCGCGAGGGCGGCGCGGGCGGCGGCGTGGTCGAGGGTGGCGTCGGCGGAGCCTCTGAATAGTCGAGCGGCGTGGGGTGTGCGGTTGCGGTCGTAGTCGACACGGTTGAGCACGAGGTCGGCGACATCGTAGGGGCCGGCGTGCACGACGACGAGGTCGGGCTCGATGAACACGAGACCGAGCCGGCCGACGGCGCGGGCGAGCTCGAGGAGCCGGGCGAACACCTCCTCGGGGCCGAGGTAGTTGCCGGCGCCGTCGAATAGGCGCGCATTGGTGAGCTCGTCGGGTGGTGTGACGGTCCACGTGATCGGTTCGGTTTCGGTGGGCATAGCGGTGGGGCCTTTCTGTGTTTCTGTGACGGCGATCGCCACGCGACGGGTTCAGAATCCGGCGACGCGGCGTGACTTCTTTGGTGGTGGGCGGAGCATGGCGCGGGCGAGCGCGTTGATGATGGCGGCGAGCCCGTCGATGCGTTTGGTGCTCTTGCGGCGGTCGGGTTTCGTCGGTTTGATGTTGCCGCCGGGGTCGGTGATGACCTCGATGTTGTCGGCCATCCAGCGGAGGATGGGGTTGGCGAAATGCACGAGGAGCGGGAGCTCGGCGGTGGAGCCCATGACGGCACGCTCGAGCTCCTTGGCCGGCGCCGATAGCGACGCGTAACCCTGGCGGAGCGGCACCATGACCCATCCGGTGTTTTCGAGCTCTTGGACGGTCTCGGTGGCGTTCCACGGGTCGTAGGCGGTCTCGGTGACGGTGACACCGAGGAGCTCGGCCTCGTCGATGATGTCGGCGCGGACGGCGGCGTAGTCGACGACGTTGCCCTCGGTGTACCGGAGCCACCCATCGTCATGCCATCGGGTGAGGTCGACACCGGTGCGGCGCTCGAGCTCGTCGGCGCGTTCTTCGGGTATCCAGTGCAACACGTGCGCGAAGTAGCCGACGGGCCGGCCACCGTCGTCGTCGTCGTCGACGGGGAACGCTGACACGAACGCGTAGGCGGTGAAATCGGTGGTGGATGACAGGTCAAGGCCACCGAACGTCGGCCGGCCGGCGAACACCTCGCGGACGAGGGCGAGGTCGGCGACACCGTGGTCCCACCGCTCGAGGGGGAGCCACCGAACCGACTGTTTCGTCCTCACGTTGAGGTGGAGGCGGAGGTACCGGTTGAGCTGCGGCGGCGATTGGCGGGCCTCCTCGGCCTTGGCGACGAGGTAGTCCATGAGCACGGTCACACCGGCGCCGGGGTTGGCGGCGTAGATCGTGTCAGGGTCGAACGGGTCGAAATCGTCGACGGTGTTGTCGGCGCCGAAAACCACGCCATACCACGTGCGGTCGACGATGTTGCCGGCGACGATGCCCTCGAGGTACTCGCGTTTGATCGCGTAGGCGGTGCCGTCGGTGCCGTCGTCGGCGGTGGTGATGAACACCACGAGGGGCTGATCGCGGGAACCGACACCGGTCTCGAGGGCGTCGACGACGTCGGGGGACTTGTGGGCGTGCACCTCGTCGACGATGGCGCCGTGGACGTTGAGACCTTGCTGAGAGGCGAAATCGGAGGCGATCGCGCGCAACACCGAATGTGTGCGCGGGTGCTCGAGGTAGTGGCGTCGGATGCCTTTGCCGAGGACACGCGAGAGCTCGGGTGAGCCGATGGCCATGTCGCGACACGGGCCGAACACAATGCCGGCCTGGCCGCGGTCGACGGCGGCGGTGTAGACCTGGGCGCCGGGCTCGCGGTCGGCGGCGAACAGGTACAGGGCGAGGCCGGAGCAGAGTGTTGACTTGCCGTTCTTGCGGGGAATCTCGAACCAAATTGTTCGGATGACACGCGACCGCGACGTCCGATAGACGATGCCGAACACCGGGGCGACGAGGTAGCGGACCTGCCAGTCGAGGAGGACGAACCGGCGGCCGGCGAAACGGCCGATGGTCTGGCGGAGCAGGAGAAAGAATTTGAGCACACGCTCGACGCGCTCGAGGTCGAGCTCGACGTCGCGGCCGGCGGGGAGCGGCGACTCGAGGCGGGGCCGGTGCCGGTGCGTGGCGTGCCAGTCGGTTCGCTCGACGAGGCCGGCACGCGACCAGGCGGCGACGGCCTCGTCGAGCGCTTTGGCCATGCCGCGCGGCGTGACCGGGCGCCGGCACCGCGCCGGTGTCGTCGTCTTTCGCCGGCGGCGACGGGTGCTAGTCGAGGATGCCACCACCACCACCTGAGCCTGGTGCGTTGAGGTCGCCGGCACGGATGCTGGCACGGTCTGACGGGGTGAGACCGAACCGGGCGCCGAGGGCGATGATCTGCGCGGCCTGGTCGCGGACCACCTGTAGCGCGGGGTGCTTCGCGCCACGGTGGATGATGTTGCCGTCGTTCACAATTTGAACGGCGCGGCGGTGGATGACGACGGCGGTGCAGAATGCCGCGAACGCGTCGACGTCCCACACGGTGAGCACACCGCGCCCGTGCAGCGTCGGCGCGAGGCGTTGCCACACACCGAGGGCGTCGAGGTTGAGGTACTCGGGCGGGTCGGGCACCTCGGGCGGCGCCTCGGGCTCGTCGTAGTTCACCCTCGACGGTCGGGTTTCACCCTTGACGAGCGCGAGCTCGGTGGGCTGTTTCTTCGGGCCACGCGCACCCATCACACACCACCGTCGACGTCGTCGAGGCCGAGGGCCTCGAGGCGGGCACGGTGCACGGCGAGCGGGTCCACCTCGGCGAGCTCGAGGAGCTCGGCGTTGACGAGGGCGGCACGGTGGGCGTCCTGGTGGCCGAGGTGGTACCCACCGCACCAGCCACACCGGTAGACACGGAGCCGGTCGAGGTCGGGCCGGCGCCGGCGAGCTGCTCGAGCTGATCGACGGTCGACGTGGCGCACCTTGTCACGGCACTCGAGGCCGCGGGCACCCTTCGGGTCGGCGACGAGCTCCTCGCGTATCTCGCGGCGGGTCGCGGAACGGAGCCGGCGGCCTTTGTGCTCGTCGGGCGACGACCGGAGGGCCTTGCGTGCGCTCACGCGCCGACCTCGTCGAACAGTGACGGTGCCGTCGCATCGCGCCCGGGCAGACGGTTCGCGCCGGTGAACACGAGCCACGCGCGCCCGATGCCACCGGAACCGGGGTAGAGGTCGACGAGCTCGTCGCCGGGCTCGGCACCGAGGAGCTCGAACACGAACCGGGCGAACCGGGCCGGTTTGGCACCCACCACCCGGTTCGGGTCGGTGAGGCGAGGCCGGGCGGCGTAGTCGAGGTGGTCGCTGCGCACCGGGCCGAGCTGACGGCCACCGTGCCAGATGATGGGCTCCCACGCGTTGAGCGGGCCACGGGCATGGGAACGGTCGCGGACGTGACGATGCCACACCGCAACCCGTACCTCGAGGGCCCGAGCGACACATAGAGCGAGCGCGTGCGGCAACGCGGCGGCCGACGTCGACATTGCCCACCCATCGAGCTCGAGGCCGGCGAGCTCGTCGAGGACCTCGTCGACCGGGAGCTCGCCGGCGTAGTCGCGGTGGCCCTCGTACATGTGAGCCTTGCCGGGGTAGGGCGGGTCGGCGTATCCCCACCGCATCGGCCGACCGGGCGCACCGGTCTCGGGGTCACGGTGCTCGGCGTCACGATGGAACCGGTGACGGGCCTGCCGGCACCGCTGCGAACACGTCACGGCGTCACGACGGCCGACCATCGGCCCACCACACCAGTCACACCGCCGAATGCTCACGATCGGGGGCTCCTCGCGTGCTCGTCGAGGGCCGAGACCCACCGACACCGGCCGTTGAGACACCACCGGTAGCGGTACTCGGTCGTTTGACCTTCGCCACCGAACAGGAATAGAGCGGCCTGAGCCCACACGGCGAGCTCGAGGTTGCCGTCGCATTGCGGGCATCGGTGCTCGGTGGGGACGTGCACCAGCTCGAGCGACGACGACGTCGACACCGGCGCCGGCGCCGACCGCGCCACCTCGACGAGCCGCGGGCGCGGGGTCACGATTGGCGCCTCGCGGGGCCGCGGTGAGCCGGAAATCGGCCGGTCGCGCGCGGGGTCCAGAGCCGTAACGGACGGCCGTGCGTCACACATGCCCGGATGCGTCGGCCCTGGTTATCGACCCTGACCAGGGTTTTTCGAGAAACTCGTCCGCGCGGCTGAGTGCA